TGATGTAGACGCATTCCAGAGGATGATTAACGCCACCGCCTGGTCGTTGCCGAAGAAAGAACACATAGAGTTCTGTTGGTTCTATTTTAGGGGCGGAGATGGCGTTTTAACATGCTATACTACTTGTAAGGAAGCAATATCTAAATATTCAATAAACAATGGTTGGAGCGGAGAGGCTGTTGAGTTTATCCTTCCCCCGAAAGTATTGCTTAAGATCGCGAAGTATAAAGCGCATGAAAAGAATATTGTTATTTCGATATTCAGCGACTATACATGCTTGCGTTTTGATAATGCTTCATATATAATAAGAACATCGGCTTCTGCGTTTCTTCCCTTCGATAGCATAATGGAGAAACAGATGGAAACGAAAAATATAGCAATAGTTCCTAGTGTTTCTATTAACGCTGATGTGAAGTCGATACTGCCCTTAACTGGCAATGGCGAGTTCTGTTGGATTGAACTTGATAATGATGGCGATGACAAGTTAGTTATGAAAGCAACATCAATGTCACAGAGTCATGGAACGATAAGAACAGCAGCTAAAATTAATGGAGAATTTAAAGGGAAGTATTCTGATACTAAACTTAAATCTTCGCTTGAGAGCATGTCTGCTAACGAGATAAAACTTAGACAGGGTCCGATTGCTCTTATATTAGAAGCTGACTATGGCGATGGCGCTGAGAGCGCGGTTAATATGATCGGAATGAAAAAATAATAGGATGTGAATGGCGGGGCTTCGGCCCCGCCTTAAATGGCAATATTAAGTCAATTTAAAAATCATTCAGTTAAAACAGATTGGGCAACTAAAAAGCGATATCTTCGAATGATATGGTTCTTTAGGACCTATCCACATATGGCCGCTCGTATGCTATTAGGATTAAGGCTGGCGCCTCATCAACGAATAGCAATTAATACAGCATGGCAGACTCCAAGATGTATATGGCAATTCTCTCGCGGTATGGCTAAGACCTTTACGGAAGCCGTACTAATTTCGCTTTTAGAAATGTTATATCCTTCATATAAAATACAATCAACAGCCGGCGGCTCGTTTAAGCAGACCGAACAGACTTTTGATTATATCGAGTCTATCGTTAAGAGCGAGGTGCTTGGACAAAGTGAAAAGAACTTTGCACGGAAGCTATTGCCAAGAGTAGATAAGGTATTAACGCGACAGCCTTCTAACTGGTCAATGAAGATGGCCAAAGGTATAAGCAGAGGTTTGGCTATCAAGGGCGGTAATCGCGGATTCCGTGCTAATCAGTTGACAGTTGGCGAAGCAAATGATATAGAGCGCGATTGCATGGATAAGGTATTGCGTCCTTTCTTGAATGTATTGTATGACCCGATGAATTTTGATAGAAGAACTGCATATTGCCCTGTTCCTGGCTTTAGAGACAGAAGAAAAGAGAAAAACTTCTTGCTATTGTCTGGAACTATTTCATATGATTTCACTTATTATTTTCAACTTATTAAAGAATACCAACAGCAAATGCTTGAAGGCAACCCTGAGTATGCTGTTATATTTTTTGATTTTGAAGACAGTTATATAGGCGAACAAAGTATCGACCCTAATGTTCCTATTGTAATATACAAGGTTTATTATGGAATGGACTTGGGCGAAATAATAGCGCCGCTAAAAGAAGAAAATGTAAGTTATGAACATTGGCTTGCCGAACAGAAAAACATCCCTGTTGCTTCGGAAGGCAAGTTCTATCCACCTATTCTCATTTATGATAGTTATAAATTGGCCAATGGCAACGACTCCATGGCGTGTCTTAAGTTTGAGTCCAATGGAGTCTGTTTTATGGGAATCGACCCTTTTTATGGTAGCGCAAAGGGCCAGAAAACTCAAAATAAGAATGCTGAATTTGCATTAACGATATTAGAATTGTTTGAAGATTATGCTCAATTGGTTCATTGCATAGGTGTTAGAAACATAGATTACGGTGGCGCCACAAATATAATACTTGATTATCTGAAAAGATTCCCGCGCACTACGCTCATAGGCATGGACGCGCGAGGCGGCGGTATTCCGATAAGAGATAATTTAAGGTCGAGTAACTTTAGTCATATTCCTATAATAGACCCTACCGACCCTGATAATGCCCCATTCCTTGACCCTGTAAGTTGTACGCCTTATCAAGATATGTTAAGGCTATTGTCTCCAACTGACGAGTTCAATACGATACATAATGAATCATTAAAGAATATGTTACAGCGCAGAACTATTATAATTCCATTTACAACACATGGACATTTTGATTATGATAGAGATAATCGTATTCCACAATATGAGAAAAGACCGGAAGCAGATATTGATAAATTATATAGAGATTTACATGTATTAAAAACACAGTTGACATCTGTTGAAACAGAAGCAACGAGTAATTATTTAAAATTCTTTGTGAGATCGGGACAGAAAGACAGATATTCATCTTTCTTATATGCCGGCGCAATGTATTGGAAATGGAGGCTAGACCACCTTAATGTGACACAACGCTCAAATATTCCAGGTGGAGCTTGGCGCTAAAATAAAATAGTTTAAAATATTTCTTGACATGTCCTATCTATTCAATTAGAATATAAATAGGACAATGTTGTATTTGTAACAATGATTTATTATGTTTGGACGGAGGGCAAATGTCAAAGACAGTGAGAATAAAAAATGTAACTCCGAATGGTGATATAGAAACTGTAATTGGTAGAGTTACAGACATAACTATCACTCCGTCTATTAATTATTTGAATACTTTGAATGATTTCAATGTATCAATTACACAGGGAACATTTTCCGAACCAATTATTCGCGATTGTATACTGCTCTCTAATAAATTATATCTTATGGGTGGTGTCGCTTCAACTGTAGTAGATTTGCAAGTTATTATGGCAAATACTATTATGGAGATTGAAACCGACAATGAAGAACTCAATAAGATAATGGCACACATTATGGATTTCGTTAATTATGATAATCCAAGAACAATGATGGGCCGCAGACAGTTGCATGAAGAAATGTTTTTAAGTTTGTTGCTTGACGGCAATATCTTCCCTTATGAATATTGGGAAACCCGTAAAGTTAAAGGGAAAGAATATTACTTGCCGATGAACATAATGCCATTGAATCCTTTATCGATCTCGATAAGACCTACAAAAGATTTAATGGGCGAACAAGTTATTTATAGAAATGGATATAATAATTATTTAGGCAATTCAAATATAAGTAAGAACGCTAATGGCGAACAGATTATTCGTAGGAATAATATGCATAGATTGACAAGAAGAGGGAGACAGTATTTCTTTTGGGGAGTTCCCTTCTTAACAAGAGCATTCGCGGCATTAGCAGCTAAAGAAAGAATTAAACAATTAGATGAATTTACAACTCAAGGATTAATTTCTTTGATAACAATATTTTCGCTTTACGACGATAAAGCCGGCTTAGTAGCAGATTCACAAGTAGTTAATGCATTTGCAAATATGTTAGATGGTCGCCCAGGACAGGCTCGTTATATGACATGGGGCGGTCAAGTGAAGATGATACAGGCTGGCCCTAATGGTGAGATACTTAAATATGATGAGAAGTATCATAGCAAAGATAAAGATATAGCAGAGGCGCTTGGTTGCCCTATGTTTCTTGTTAATGGACAGCTACAAGGTGGCACAAATGGCGCAGATTATTCTGTAAAGCCTTTTAAGACTAACCTTGAAGATTGTCAGAATACGATTGGCGATTGGTGGAAGTATTTAACTTATAAGATTGCTGAGTTAAATAGTTTAGAAGTCAATATGGTTGAATATAGATTCTCCGCCGTTAACCTTGATAATGACGCAGTTCTGATAAGCAAGGTAGACAATATGAGAGACCGTGGAATACTGTCAGATACAAGCGCTGCATTGAAACTTGGAGTATCTTCCAAATTGGAACAGACTCTGGTTAATAAAGAAAGAAAAATGCAGGAAACAAATCCTAATTATAAATTTGGCACTCCTCCTTCGGTCCCGTTCCAAGGCGAAGGTGGCATGAATGGCGCCCCCGCACAGACAACCAAGAACGGTGGCAATGGTAGACCTAAAGCAACAGAGCCAAGCAATCCGAAAGATAAAGTGCAGAAACAGAATGATAGCCAAAAGCGCAAACTGAATGTTAAGGCAAGTATCATGGAGATTTCTGAGGATTTGGTAACGGCGATGCTTAGTGGGATAGAATCACAAAACGATCTACAGAAGAAATTAGAATTACCCTTGATTACTGCTTGTCAAATCACAAACCTATTTTGTAATAAAATAGCAGATGAAATAGATAGTCCTAAAGAATTTTTTGAAGTTGCTATGGCGCAGTGCAATGAGTTCTCTATTGATTTACAACAAGATGTTATCAAAGGTAGCGTCAACGCAGAGAAAGCTAAAGAAATGACTAAAAAATTAGTTGAGGATTTATATATTAAATATCTGCAAAATACGATAGAGCATAAAGTAGAGGTAAGATAATGAAGATAGATTTTAATAATTATGAAATAACAATGGCAGA